AATGTTGTAGCTAACGCCGACGGTGCGGTGGATGTGCTTGGAAACGCAGCCACGGGACAAGTTGGAAGTCCAACAGTAACCGCAGATGCCATTGTTGCAGCCACTGGAGTTGCAGGTACTACAGCGTTAGGCACTGCTGGAGTACAAGGGAGTGTGATCGTTCCTGCTACAGGGGTTCAGGGCACCACAGCTCTGGGCACTCCGGTAGTAAATGCAGATGCTACGGTCAACGTTACGGGGGTAGCGGGCACTACAGCTCTAGGTAGCGCCACTGTCGAGCTTGTTCTTAGGGTCCTCGTAACGGGCGTCCAAGGAACTACGGCGTTAGGAAGCGAAACTGTTGAGGCTGACGCAAATGTGTACCCAACTGGGGTACAAGCCACAGGACAAGTAGGAAATGTTATAGTTTGGGGTCGAATAGTACCGGCTCCTGGAACAAGCTGGTCGGGAGTGTCCCCTGCACCAGGAACAACTTGGACGGAGATAGCCGCATGATAAAAGTAAATGAAGCTAAGAGCATAGATGGCGGGATCGACCCTAAGCACGAAATAGAGATAGTTTGTGCTAATTGTGGTTTCGATCTTGATGAGTCTGAGCTAGAAGCTGATACTTGCTCTGATTGCGGTCAGGCTTTGTCTTTGAAACAAAGCACTAAAATATATGCAACCAGCGTTCCCGCAGCTACGGGCGATGCTTCGTTATAGTCACTGGAGATATAGATGGCTACTTATGTAAACAATCTAAGATTAAAAGAGATTGCCACGGGTGATGAAAGCGGAACCTGGGGCACCAGTACAAACACCAACCTTGAGTTAATCGGTGAAGCCCTGGGCTACAACACTCAGGACGGATTTGCTACGGACGCTGATGCGACCACTACGGTGGCAGATGGCGCGACTGATCCGGCCCGTGCGTTGTATTTCAAGGTTACATCTAGTGCGACCCTCACGGCGACTAGAACACTGACGATTGGGCCAAACACCGTTTCTCGTGTTATGTGGATTGAGAACGCCACTACAGGCAGTCAGTCCATAAACATTTCGCAAGGCTCCGGTGCTAACGTCACCATTGCTACGGGTAAGACCAAAGTAGTCTACCTCGACGGTGCGGGTGCAACGGCGGCTGTAGTTGATGCTTTGGCTTTGATCGAAGGCATCACTGATGGTGATGTATCTGGCCCCGGTAGTTCTACCGACAACAACATTGCTACTTTCGATGGCACTACTGGTAAAATCATCCAAGACGGCGGTAAAGGGCTACCAACAGGCGCTATTGTTGGAACTTCGGACACACAAACACTTACCAACAAAACGCTTACCAGCCCCAAAGTCGGAACAAGTGTTAACGACACCAACGGTGCGGAGTTAATAAAAGTTACAGCAACGAGTTCTGCTGTAAACGAAGTGACCGTCGCTAACGCGGCTACTGGAAATAATCCAACGTTGTCAGCTACAGGTGATGACACTAACGTCGGTATTGACGTTACACCCAAAGGTACGGGTCAATTCGATGTAACAGCAAGTTTTATGACAGGTATTTTTTCTGACAAGGTATCTGCTCTAGGCAACACGGGCACTTCTCAGACCATAACATCTACTAACGGTCAGGTTTTTACTGCTACTTTGACAGGTAACTGTACTTTTACACTGGCTAGTGCAAACAGTAATTCAAACCAAGCTACATCGTTTACGTTGATTCTTACTAACGATGCGACCCCGAGCCGAACCGTAGCTTTTGCGGGAGGTACGTTCCTGTATCCGGGCGGTTCTGTTCCTAGCCGTACAACTGATGCAAATGCCACCGATGTGTGGTTTTTCTTTTCGCCTGATGGCGGTACAAATTGGTATGTAACACTACCAGCTAAAAACTTCTCTTAATTAACCAAGTTCAGGAGATTACGAACATGGCTTTATCAGCAGAACAACAGGCAGAAGTCGATAAGCAAAATGCTATGGAGGACAACCGTGCCTCTAATCAAGCGGCTCAAGAAGCTAAAAGAGCAAAGCTAGAAACTTTGCGTATGGCAAAAGAAATTCTTGTAGAAAACCGACGTACTCAAGCTGCGGCAGATGCTACTGACATCACAGCAAGTGCGGTAACTGCTTTGGCAACGGAACTAAATACGTTTGTAAATAGCTAATATGGATGTGTATCCATACTTTGCGTCTCCGATATATCGTGAAGAACGACCCGAATGGGTAGAGGAAACGCTTAAACACACCCAGAAATACTATGAACAAACCAAAGAATGGCTACCGGACAATGCTGTAGTTAAGCAAACCGGACACATGGCGAATGACCCTGACCTTGGGTATTTAGCGTCTTACTTTCGAGATAAGGGCGTTAGTATTTTAAAGGATCAGGGTTATTTTACAGATGAGCATGAGTTTTATCTGTCTGGAATGTGGGGCCAAGAGTTTGAATGCACAGGAAGTAATATTCTGCATGTGCATGGCAGCAGTGAAATATCAGGATTTTACTTTTTAGAAACCCCAGAAGGAGGTTCGTATCCTATATTTGACGACCCTAGACCGGGTAAAAAGATGAGCGACTTGCCTTCAGCGCCTAGTGACCAAGTAACTATGGCTACGCCATACATACATTTTAATAATGTAATTCCGGGTACTATGATGTTTTTTAACTCTTGGTTGCCTCACATGATTACGGCAAGTAGGTCAGAACAACCGACAAAGTTTGTTCACTTTATTCTGTCTTGTAATAAAAGGTTTGTTTAATGGAGCATTTGTTAACGCCACATACTAAAGGAATAGAACCGTTTGCGTGGTGGGAAGGAGCCTTTACAGATCAACAGTTAGATTGGTTACAACAAAAAGCAAAAGAAGCCACGCAAGAAGCTGAAATAAGCAACGGCACTAGCGGGGTAGTTAATAAAGAAGTTCGACGTTCAGAACTTAACTGGTTAAATAAAACTGGGGAAACCAAATGGGTTTTTGAGCGTTTGGCATATGTGGCAACAAGATTAAATTCTGATTATTTTGGGTTTGAGCTTACAGGATTTGGTGAAGCGTTACAGTTAACAAACTACCACGAGAGTGAACAAGGTACTTATGTTTGGCATCAAGATTTTGGTTCTTCTGGTATATCACGAAAGCTATCAATGGTTTTGCAACTTTCAGACCCAAGCGAGTACGAGGGCGGAGAGCTGCAAATATTGACAAGAAAAGAACCTACTACTATGCAGAAAAAACGAGGTCTTATAACGGTATTTCCAGCTTGGACTCTTCACCAAGTTACTCCGGTAATCAAAGGCACAAGGCAAACATTAGTGGCGTGGATTTCAGGCCCAGCATTCAAATGAAGGTAGAATACAGAGATTTTATTGGCGTTTTTTCTGATGTTTACCCGGAAGGGTTTTGCGAGCATTTAATCGCAGAGTTTGAAAGGAACAGAACCCTTGGTGCAGGCACTGACCGCCAAAACGGAGAAGGCGCGGCCAAGCACAAAAAGGACGATTATCAAATTTTTTGTAATGGTAAAAACATAAATTTTGAACTCTTTGATAAAAACAACGAAAACAGAAAAATAAAGAAAACAATAGATGTATTTTATAGAGGTCTACAGCTTTGTTTTGAGGAATACATTAACAAATATTCTACGCTTAAAGACATAAAAATAAACTGTAACAACATAAAAATGCAAAAGACCTCTACCGGTGGCGGCTACCACGTTTGGCATGCAGAGCAGGGCAACGGTGACCAAGCCAATCGTGGTTTAGTTTATATGCTTTATTTAAATACTTTGCCCGCTGAAGCAAATGGAGAAACAGAATTTTTGTATCAACAACGTAGGGTTAACCCAGTAGAAAATACAATGGTGCTATGGCCCGCTGCATTTACTCACGCACATCGTGGTAATCCAGTATACGGAGACAATTCTAAATATATTGTTACAGGATGGTTCCATCATGAGTGAGATTTTTAATTGTAACGGATATGTAAAAGTTGAAAATCTTATAGATGAAAGAACAATACAAACAATATCCCAATATCTTGAAAACAAAATAAAAAGGGGGGAATGGGTTCAAAAAAGTGAAGAAGAACTAAAAGAAGGGGATTTTAGTAAACTTTACTATTATGCAGACCCGTTGCTAGAGGTCATTTTAAAAGAATACCTACCCTTGGTAGAAGAACAAACAGGCTTAGAATTACAACCTACATATTCTTATGCGCGAGTTTACCAAGAAGGCGAAAAACTAAAGGCACATACAGATAGGCCATCTTGCCAGATCAGTGCCACAGTAAACGTAGCTCATATCGGAGGAAATTGGCCTATTTGGATGCAGTACGAAAACAACGATCCAGCCAAATTTCTATTAACGCCGGGTGATGCAGTTATTTACAAAGGTTGCGAAGTGATGCACTGGCGTAGAAAATTACCTGAAGGACAACTTTACGTGCAGTTTATGCTGCATTATGTAGACAAAAATGGGCCGCATGCCGGATATAAATTTGATAAGCGCGAAGTTCTTGGTTTAGATACTTCCGCGCGTAGGAGCTAGTTATGCCTATAGGAACTGGGAAAATAGGTTTGTTTGGCGGTAAACCTACTGTCTTAGCTGGGTGTGAAACATTTAATAGCCCCGGTACATTTACCGTCCCTGAAGGACTAGAGATCGTGGCCGTAACAGGTGTAGGCGGTGCGGGTAATCCGGGGAATGCAGGTAATCCGGGGTCTGTTGGCGCAGGCGGTTCAGGAGGGTTAGGGGGGACACCTTATCCTAATACTCCGGGTATTACGGCAGCATTGGGCGGTAGTGGAGGAAGTGCGGGTACTCCCGCTACTTCGGGTAATCCGGGTAATTGCGGGGCAGCTTCTTCGGTTTTTTGTTTAAGTTTTTGTGGAGGAACCGGAGGAACCGGAGGAACCGCAGGTACTCCCGGTAATCCCGGTAATCCCGGTACGAATGGATCTGCTTGTGGGACGGGATCTCCAAAACCACCGGGGGGCACAGGTGCCGCTAGTGGCGGTATAGGTGATTTAGGTTGTGGAGATAGCATTTGCATTTTTTGCTGTTTGATACGTTATTCCTACGGTGGCGGCGGTGGCGGCGGTGCAGGGCTATGTAACCCCGGAGAGCCGGTTTCAGGACGACCTGCCGGCAACACTCAACCGGCCGGTAGTGCGGGTAACCCCGGCGGTGGTACGGGTGGGTCGGGAGGACAGGCAAGTTGTGTTCCAAACGCTGACAACGGAAATGCCGGCCTTGCCGCCAATACGTGTGGAGGAGGAGGCGGCGGAGGCGGCGGCGGTTCGAGAATAGGTAACAGCGGCGCTCCGGGAGCTCCGGGTGGTGGAGGTGGTGGTTCGGGCAACTCCGGGAACGCAGGAAATCCGGGTAACCCCGGTAGTGCAGGAAATCCATCAACTTCAAATTGTGTTCCTGTAAGTGCTGGGTGCTACCCAGTTACTGTTCCTACAGGGGGGCAAGTAAATATTTCTTGGAATACTCAATAGATGACTGAAAAAGAACTCCAGAAAGAGATAGAGCGGAGGCATAAATTACGCCAACTTGAAGCTCTTGAAGCTAACGACACTCGCGCACAATCTTTAACGGTAGGCACTGCTGGGGGCGGTACGGTAGAGATTACAATGCGTAACTCCTCGGGTAAATTCTTATGGAATACCTATCAACCTGTAGAAGTCGTAGAATTTATAAACCAACTAGCTGCGGGAATAGGGTGCCATATACATATATTACCAAGGCAAGACTTTGCTTCTTGGCGAAATTGGAAAGTGAGTGCAGAAGAATTAGAGCATGCTAGAGGCATACAACCGTTTCAAGGCGTAGGTCATGCTCCCCATCCTAAAATGTTGGGTAGAGAAGAGTATACTACGGGTATGGCGCAGGAAATTCCCTCGTTTACAGAAGACGCTCAGGAGAAAGAACATGTGGCAACTAAAAAAGCTGTCAACAAACGAAGCACTAAACGACGCCGGGCCACTGCCAAATAATTGGGGGCCAATATTCGGTCTGTCTGGCATACAAGAAAGACTTGGCGATTTGTCTTGGCTTGGTGACGCCTATGCAGATATGGGCTGGGTCGAGCTTTCTGCTGAAGAAGAAAAGACAATTAACGAAGCTAAAGTTCACGCTCGTGTAAACGCAGAAAAAGAAATAGCAAACGCAGCCCTAGCGGCGTCAGATTTAACGGTAGAACAAAAAATAGCGTGGGAAGACTATTTAGTACGTCTAGATACAGTGTGCTTGTGCGCTGATTTCGACTGCGATCCAAAATTTCCTATAAGACCGAATGCTTAAATACCGAATACGGTTTAACAAGTCTCGGGGACAACCGGGACGCGGCACACAAGAGCATGTATGGCGGGTCTTGCAGGGCAACACAGAATGGTTGGCAAGGCATGTGATTATTGAGGTGCCTTCAAGAAGTGAACAAGAAGGGCCGGATTGGAACATGGTTTGTGAAGGCGAGATGTTGTTTTTTGAAGACACAGATACAGTGGTAATTTGTTGAGTATGAGTTGTGATCCACGTTTTTGTTTTGATTATGACTATAGCTGGCGTCGAGGTTGCTAACGATGACTGTCGTGAGGCTATGTGCTTCCGTAGTATCGACACCTGTAACGAGTTTGCCGCAAAACTAAGACGAAGAGGTTCACCCAGTACCTCTATAAATATAACGGCGTACTGCAAGCCAATACTGGTAGACCCGACTCAAGACGGGGTGAAAATCTACTAATGGCCGCAGAGATTGTAGCAGCAGTACAGATATGCGCCTCTGCCTATCGCTTTATGAAGACGGCGGTCAATGAGGGTAGAGAACTGGGTGACATGACCAGAGCTTTGAGTAAGTTTTGGGATGCCCGAGAAGAAGTCAGTGTACTTGAGCAGAAAGCAACAAACCCCAGCAAAATAGAAAAGCTGTTTGGTGGCAAGTCTGTTGAGAGTCAGGCGTTAGAAATAACGCTACAGAAGAAAAAAGCAGAGCAGCTAGAGAAAGAGCTTAAAGACCTGTTCTACTGGACGGGCAACGCCAATCTCTGGCACGACATGATTAAAGAACGGGCTAGGATACGCAATATGCGTATCGCTGAAGCAAAGGCAAAAGCACAAAACAGAGCGGCAATGATCGACATAGCTGCAATATTAGGAACATTCACAGTCATCTTCGTGGTGGTTATGGCGATTACTAGCGTAGCGGTAGAATGAAAAGAATAGCAACGGATAGACCAACGGCTAGAGAACGATTGTCCAACTGCATGGCTTGTCCTAAACTCAATAAAATGGGTATTTGCGGTATGTGTGGTTGCATAATGCCCGCTAAAGTATGGTTAAAGAACGCTACATGCCCAGAGGGTAAATGGTAGTTATGCCACTTACAAAATTACAGTTTAGACCTGGCGTAAACAAGGAAACCACTTCGTATAGCAACGAAGGTGGCTGGTTTGACTCAGATAAGGTCCGGTTCCGCTTTGGTTTTCCAGAAAAACTGGGCGGTTGGACCCGCCGCTCTGACTATAGTTTCTTACAGCCCTGCCGCGCTCTCCATTCTTATGTCTCTTTAGATGGGACCTCTCAGATTGGCATTGGCACACGGTACAAGTTTTATATCGACGAAGGTGGATTTCCTTACGATGTGACTCCAATCCGCGCTACGACAGCGGCGGGCGACGTCACATTTGCCGCGACCAACGGCTCATCGACCATCACAGCAACGGACACGAACCACGGCGCAGCCACAGGTGATTTTGTCACCTTTAGCGGTGCTGTCAGTCTGGGCGGCCAGATTACGGCAAACGTGCTTAACCAAGAGTACCAAATCGACGTAACTGACGAGAATACCTACACTTTTACCGCAAGGACAGCGGGGACCTCTGTTCAAGATATTACGGAGGATGGGGTTCTGAACCCAGTGGCCGTCACCGCAGACGGTTCAGACACGGGTAACGGCGGCTCTAGTGTTGTTGGCGCATATCAGATTAACTCTGGCTTGGGTGTGGTGGTAACGGGAACCGGTTGGGGCGCAAGCACCTGGGGCCGCGGCACATGGGGCTCCGCGTCAACCAGCACGGTGACTAACACCTTACGCCTGTGGGGTATAGATAACCTGGGCGAGGACCTCCTATTCAACGTCAGGGATGGCGGCATATTTTATTGGGATACCAGTGCTGATCAGCTTGGTACAGATCGCGCCATTGCCTTGTCTGCCGTATCTGGAGCAGACGCTACGACGCCAACCATAGCTAAACAGGTTCTCGTCAGCGACAACGACCGTCACGTCATAGCTTTTGGGTGCGACCCAGAAGATAACATTGGCACTCAAGACCCTCTGTTGATTCGCTTTAGCGACCAGGAGTCGATAACGACCTGGAAAACAGAAGTGACGAATACAGCGGGCGACATACGCTTGGGTTCAGGGTCAGAGATTGTGGCTGCGGTGGAAACTCGTAACCAAATCCTGATATTCACCGACATATCCTTGCATAGTATGCAATACCTGGGCCCTCCGTTTACGTTTGGTGTGTCGCAGATCGCAGATAATACGACCATTGCAGGCCCGAATGCGGCTACAGCCGTGGATGACACGGTTTATTGGATGGGCAACGGTGACTTTTACGTGTACACCGGTCAGACCCAAAAGATACCCTGCACAGTCCGGTCTTACGTGTTTAACAACATGAACACCAGCCAGATGAATCTGGTGACCTGCTCGCTGAACAGCACTTTTTCAGAGGTGTGGTGGTTTTATCCATCCACTAACTCTAACGAAAACGACAGCTACGTTATTTACAACTACCTTGAGAACAACTGGGCCATAGGCACTTTGGCTCGCACCGCTTGGCAGGACAGAGGCTTGCTGCGTAACCCGCTGGGTGCGTCGCCTGACGGCTACCTGTACTTTCACGAGGATGGCATCAACGACGGTAGCACTAACCCGCCGAGCGCCATCACCAGTTACGTGGAAAGCAGCCAGTTGAGCATTGGCGAAGGCAATAATTTCGTATTCTTGAGCCGTCTGATACCGGATTTGACCTTTGACAACTCCGTAACAGACGCTCCTGTGGTGAATTTTACGCTACAGACCCGTAATTTCCCTGGCGGGAACTATTTGCAATCAAACCAGTCCGCAGTGACACAGTCTGCCACGACGCCGGTTGAGCAGTTCACCGATCAAGCGTTCGTTCGATTACGGGGCAGGTCTTTTGCGGTCAAAGTAGAATCTGACACGACTGATGTACAATGGAAGCTAGGCACACCGAGGGTTGACGCACGGGCTGACGGGAGACGCTAGTGTCCACGAGACAGGTTACACGGGTCTATTTCCCGAACCCGCCAGAACAGTACACACAACGCAGTTTGGCGGCTGTCCAGCAGGCTTACGAGCAGTTGGTCCGCCAGTTACAGAACCCTGGGGACGAGCGCCTGACCAACCTGACGCTGACCGCCTTGCAATCTGGCAGTGATCAGGGCCTTGCGCCGGGGGACGTGTACGAAAAAGACGGTTTTTTGAAGATAGCTTTAGCGGATAAGCCTAATGTGGCCGGTGTTTCTGGCACCACGGCCCTGGGCTCGGTGACTGTGACCATAACTTGATAAAGTGGCGACGTTCTGAGAGTGTTGGTAGAATCTATGTGTTGCACTCCTGCGGAAACAGTTTCCACTATTCAGGTCAGTGGCACTTAATTGGTTTAGGTGGGACCTGATGAGTAAAGAATTTGAAGAGTTTGTCCGAGATTTATTCGGTAAAACTATAGATACCGCGGTAAATGCAGGGATTCAGACCCTTGTAACGGGTCAAGATTTCGGTGATGCGTTCAAGCAGCAAGCCGGCCTGGCTGCAATTAGCAGCGTTCTGGGTCAGGAATCTCCATTAGACTTTTTTAGAAGGCCACAGCCCACGGCCCCTGCGTCATCCCCGTCAAATGTCACTGTTTCACGCGGCAGCACGGCCCCCACAATTCAAAGAAGACCCGCCCCCACCCTGACCCCAGAGCAACAACAACAAGTTGAGTTTCTGTCTGTTATGAAGGGTGTGTCAGAGGAGGAAGCGAAAGCTGATTTATTTCCCTCTCTGTTTCCTACTGAAGTTAAAGATATAAACATAACCGACATCGATACTCGTGGAATCATGGAATCTTTGGGTGACGTGGTCACTGGCGATGGCGGCAGAATGGCAGCTCTTAAACAATTGTTCTTTCCAGACCCTGCGGGTAACCCCGATAAACTGCGTCAATACGGGCCTTTGGGAGCTTTAGCCACTTATCTAGCGTATAAAGACGGTTTCTTTGACCCAGACATGTCAAATGCGCTGCCCGGCCCGTATGGCGGCATAGGTAACATAGACCTACAAGCCAAGTATCCTGGGACATATCGTCCTGGCGTACCTCAAATTGCACGGCCCACGGCCATGGCAGATGGCGGTTTTCCCCGTAAGACCGGAGCCATAGCCGGCCCTGGAACAGAAACCTCTGACGATATCCCTGCAATGCTCAGTGATGGCGAGTTTGTCATGACTGCACAAGCTGTGCGTGGCGCGGGCAACGGCAACAGAGAAGCCGGCATACGCCGTATGTACGACATCATGAATGGTTTTGAAAGGAGCGTGGCGTAATGTCTAACGGCACAATGACCTCTGAGGTCATCACTAGAGAAGACCCGTACACCGAGGCATATAAGCGCGGCCTGTTTGAGTCAGCCTTTGATCTGGTCAACCAGCGTCTGGGCTTTAAGCGCGTTCCTACAGGTCAGGTGGACGAAAACAATCAACCTATTTACGAAATGGTTGAGACCGGGACAGGGCCCATTTATGCCCCAACCCGTCAGGTCGCCGGTCTCACGCCCATGCAGCAACAGGCTCGAATGCAGGCTCAGGAGAACCTGGGCGGCTTCATGCCTTATATACAGGGTGGCCTGGGGCAGATACAGCGTGGGCAGGCTCTGTATGAGCAGGCCGCACAACTGGCCGGAGAGACCCGAGAACTCCCGTTTCAGTACGGTGCCACCGGGGCACAAGCCATACAAGGCGGTATGGAAGCCTTTACCCCCGGCACACTGGCGGACCCTGAGTCAGGTATAGCGGCGTTCTACAACCCTTTTGAACAGGCTGTGGTTGAACAGATCAAAGAGGACTTTGACCGAGCTGGACGTCAGGAGGAAGCTATCCAAGCCGCTCAGGCCATAGGGGCCGGCGCTTTTGGTGGCTCTCGGGCGGCGGTAACTGAACAGCAGGCGCTAGAGCGGCTCAACCGGCAAGAATTAGATGCGCTATCTCGGTTACGCACAGCCGGTTACAGCGAGGCATTGGCTGCTGCACAGCAGGCACAGGAAGCACAACAGCGTCGAGCCCTCACCGGCGGTGCATATCTCGGTAACATAGGCCAAGCCCTGGGGACCGTAGGACAAAGAGACGTTCAGATACTGGGCGATGTGGGCCGTGGCATAGGCGCTCTGGGTCAACAAGAAGCTGCCCTCGGTCCGATAGCCGCCAGAGAAGCGCGTTCGGATGTATCCACCCTGGCACAACTGGGTGGCCAGGAGCAGCTTCTGGAGCAAAACATTCTGGATGCCATGCGCTCTACCAATATAGAGCGACAAGAATTGCCTTACGACCAGTATGGCTACTTACAAGATATTTTATCTGGTGTTCCTGCCAGAAGCTCTCGGGGACTTTATGCCAGTAACCCGACGCAAAGCGCCGCAGCACAGGCCATCAGCACAGGTATCGCGGGCCTCGGAGCCTTGTCTGGTATCGCATAGGATCAGATATGAATCTTTATAAAAGACCAATGTTTATGCAGCAGGGTGGGGCCGCTACCCCACGCCTTCCTACGCCGATGGCGAATATGCCGATGGCACGAGCCCCCTCTGGCGCTATGCCGCCAATGAGACCTTCCAATGCCCCCATGGCTCCTGCCCCACGCATCCCTGCTGCCCCTTCACGGCCCACGGCTCCTCCACAGCCTATGGCTCCCTCACGGCCCACGGCTCCAGACAACCAGGGCATAGCCAGTATGGTAGCCGACAAGGCCAAAGCTGATCTGGCCACGGCCCAGGGTCCAGAGCAGTTGATTAATGCCTTCAGAGGCAACCAGAAGCCCATAGCGGCCCGGTATCAAGAGCTGGCTGAGTATGTTGGTCCTAACGACGCTGGTCGCACACCGACCAGTGTGCTGACTATGGTGCAGCCTACAATCATGATGACCGAAAAAGGTGCCGCTGACAGTGGCATTGGTCAGTTGATGGCTGGTGTGACTGACGCCAATGCACCAGTAGAGGGCAGGATGGGCGCGGGTATCATGCAGCAGGCTCCAGTAAGGATGCAGGACGGTGGCGACCCCAGAATGGCGGACTTCCAGAACCAGCAGGCTTTCTTGCAACAAGCTTTGGGCCTTGACGCAGATGACCTTCGACGCAGGGCTCGGTCCAGAGGGATCGTACAGGCCGGCTTACAGGGTCTGACCCGACAGCCTCGTTTGGGCGAGAGCGCGGCACAACAGATTCTGCCCACTATCTTTGAAGCTCTGGGTGCGGGCTCTGAGGCAGATATGGCTGTTGATCAGTTGATGCGCCAAAGCGTAAATGCGCCTGCGGCGCAATATGCTTTGGACCAGGAACAAGCCAGAAAAGCTGCGGCAGCGGCAGCCGCTGTCAGAGCCGCAGAGTTAAAGGACGAAATGGCGTTAGAGGCTTATAAAAAGTCTATGGAACCACCGGTTCCCGATTTTAGGCAATTCATAAGCTCTGAAACGGGGCGTCCTGTTTCTGAGCTAATTGATGTCAGTACCCGTGCCGGTCTAGAGAAGATGCAAAGTCTTCAAATGGGCTTTGGAAAGACAGCTATTTTGAAGAAAGCCGAGGATGTGACGTCGTCAATGGCAGACGCAGAGGCGCCTAACTTGGCGTATATCGTCACACGAGGCACCCAAATACCTATTGAGGGGGCTCCTGTTTTTGATCTTAACAAACCGGGTGATTTTGCAAGGGCCCGAGAATATGCAGACAGGGCAGGTGGAATAGTTGTTGAAGGAAGTCAATTACAGCAAACAGAAGCTGTGGACGCTCTGCCGGGAACCGATACTCAGACAGCCTTGTCGAGGACTTTAGACCTTGTTAGACAAAGCGATGGTATGGCGTCGCCTCTTCTGCAAGATCAGTTAACCAAGTTGCTGAGTGATTTGACTAAACAAACTTTGGAGGCAATCCCTGATCCAACGGCTGGGCCAAACGCTCCTCCCATAACTAGGTTGGTTCGACAGCCTTTGCCAAGTGCGTTGCAAAGAAGCATACAAGGTTTGATCGATGCCGGAAGACTTCCAACCGACATTTTAAGTGACGTGCCTGTTCAAACGGGAGAAGGACAGGGCTCAGGAGAGGGTCAACCTCGTCCTCAACCAACGCCTGATGACGTCAATGTCAATGAAACCGTTACAATAGCGGGCAGAGAAATTCCTGTAAGATATATAGAAATGTCTGAGGGAAGGCCGCAAAGGCTATTAAGAGCTTTGAGTGACCCTAGCGTAGATGTTTTTGGGTCGGCAGAGCAAATTAAGGGCGGCTTAGGTAGTTTTACAGCATTTATTGCTGATCTACCCACTCTGGTTGGGGTTGACCCATTTAGGGGTTTAAGAGATATAGCGACAGGTTCTCCACAAGAGAGACAAGTCGTAGCCGAACTAGGAACTATAAACGAACAGTTGGTCACCAACTATATAGCTGCACGAAGTGGCAGACCTAATCAAAGAGAAATAGATGAGTTTAGAAAATTAATTCCTCTCCCAGAATCTGGACAAGAATTAAGCGTAGCGATTTCTAAGTATGAGAGCCTTTTAAATAATCTTTCAGAAGAAATTGCCACGGCCAGTGAAAGGGCGAAAGTTGACCAAGGCGCTGAGTTTTTATCAGAGCTTGATGCTAGGTTAGCCAGCGCCAAACTTTTAGAAGACGTCATACTTGGTTTAAAACTGGCTGAAAGAAGGCGCGGCCAAGGCGTCACAGATAGTGACGTGCAAGCAGTGTTTGACCAAGGACGTAGGGACGGAAGAATATCCTCTCCAGGGGGAACACCGTAATGGCCGATCAACCTTCTAGTCTTTTTATAGAGGAAACCCAACAACCAAATGACGATGTTTTAACACGTCAACAAACTCTTGGGTTAGAAAATCTGCCGGAAGCGCCCGCTCTGTCTGGTCTTCCTCAAATTGTTCAACCACATAATCGTGTTTCCGTAGATGTTGACTACTACTTAGGACAAGGTCTATCGCTGCCACAAATCACCAAACACGTGGTTCAAAGTGAGTACAAATACCAAGACGAAGACGGTAATTACCAACTTCTACCACCTAACTTCTACGAAGATTTAAGAAACGAAGGTATATCGGATCAAGAAATTTTAACAAAATTCGCCAACGTCAGGGATGTTTCTGAGTTTCAAAAGTTTTTTGAAGGTGCCGCAGTAGAAGCTTCTGTTATGGCACCAGCAGTAGCGGGTTTTACAATGGCCGGTCCTTATGGGTTTGGCGCAGGTCTTGCTTTAGGAACAATAGGTTACCTGGCCGGTGACACGTATAGAAGGATGATGGCTCCTGAACTCAACCTGCCGTATGCAGATGGTCGCGGTCTCTCTGTTGCTGGCGGCGTTTTTGGTGGCTCTGTCCCGGCTTTCCAACTTCCCTGGCTTGCTCAAAAAGGTGCTATAAGCTTGGGTTCTCAGTTTATTGGCGACAATTTACGTCGCATGCCTTTGTCTCAACCTATTTCTAGAGGACTTCGTAGAGGCGAAGAATTTTTAGAAACCGGATTTGATATTGCTAGAAGAGACCCACGCGCCAGTCTGACGACAGAGCTTAGAGGAGCAGGCATGGCGTCAGGGGCAGCCGGTCTGACAGAAGCCATAGCGCCAGGTGATAGAGGCGCAGTTAATGCTTTAACAGACATTGCTGCTGAAGCCGCTTTTGTTTTTTATGATCCGTTGCCTTGGATGGCGAATACTGTTCGACGTGGATATGATGGGCTTTCTGCATTTGTTAAAAACCTAAGCCCTGAAGAAAGAGTAACAGCGGCCGGACGACGCGTAATAGAAATTATGGAAATTGCTCAAGAAGACCCAGACCGGGCTCTTGAGCTGTTACGCGCTCAAGGGGCTGAGGGCGTGTCTAGAGAAGAGTTGCTGGGGGCCGCAAATATACGTCCCACGACTCAGGACCCACGGTTCCCGGACCGGGACCTCACTGTAGGTGATCGAACTGCGGCCTTACAAACCGGCTTGCCCATACTGTACTTTTTGGAAAACAAAGGAACCATGCAACGCCCTGATGGCGAGTTCCTCCCCGATGAAGAAATTCAAAGAAGACATCGTAATGCAATGCGTCAATACAATGAGCTGTTGGAGAGTCTTTTGACATTTGATAATCCGCAAGCTATGGGTTTGTTTGCAAATTTTAGAGATGAAAAATACAGAGCTACCATTAACGCTTCTGTTGAAAACGCCTTCAAACGATATCAAGACACCGCACAAAAAGCATTAGAGAGCGGGGAACGTTTTGATAGCGCACAAGAGTTGTACAACACCTTCTTTGGACCAGATGGTCGAGGTGGTGTTTATGGGGATATTGTTAGACAAGGTGACGTGCTCAGAGAACTAGTTCCTAAAAATGTTGATGTTCCAACCGCTGCTTTGCAAAACCCAGGAACAGAGGGAGAAGAACCTTTTGAGGGTTTGATTGACGTTTACAATCGAATAGGTGAAGAAATGGGTATTCGAGGTAGACGACCTCGAATAAGTTATGGGAAAGATTTACATAGTTTAGACAAAGTTTTAGAAGCTTTTGACGAATTTGTTAACCCAGATAAATACAAAAAAGCGGGAGACGTACCAACTTTACCAGAAGGTGAACAACTAGAATTACCGGGCACAGTTGTTCAAATGCCGGAGGGAGATACCCCTGAGCCAGACACTATAAACACTGGAGAACTTTTAAATTTCTTAGATGAAATAGATCAGGCAATGGTTAATGCCATGCGGTCGGGCAATGATCGTCTGTTAGGTTTATTGAATCAATTAGAAAATGGAACAAAAGAAACTTTAAGACAAGTTAGCGCATTTAGACGTCAGGCGACCCCAGGTGGTCAGTTTAAACCTTTTTTTGAAAATTATCTGAGCTACATGGATGAAGCCAATAATGTAATGACTAACGCCCTAAACGGGGCTATGCGTTCTGACATAAACGGGCGTTTGGCAGGCACTGCTTTGTTCAAAGATTTAGATAACCCACTTCGAGTTCGTCTAAGTCAAATGGATGATGCTGCCAACTTTTTGTTGGAATACAACAGTAGAGCGGGGGCGCTTAGTACGAGCAATGAAATTGCAGCAGCTAACGAGAGCTTAAACACGGCCCGAGCTTTAGAAGCAGACGACGTTCTGAACGCTGGAACTCAAATTCCTGCGATTAGAGCAACGCAAGAAACGTTGTTTCGTGGGATTTTAAATAATCCCAAGTTTTTTTCTCGTGCGCCTATGGTAGATGCCAACGGCGACGTCGTTTTAATTCCTGATCCCGCAAACCCAAACAACGAAATTATACAAACTAGTTTAGAGCCTACCGCTGAGTTTGAAAGAATGTTGCAAGACCCTGTGGTCAACAATGTTCTGGACCAATATTTTCCTACGTTAAAGTCTGATTTAGTAGACGTTCAAAAACGAAAAGTTTTGTTTGACAACATGGTTAACCAGGAGGGTGTTTTAAGCAAACAACTAACGGAGACGGACGCTTTAGTTAAATACTTTGAAAACGTTTACGACAACCCCATATCAGGAATCGCTTCAATGATTGCTTTTCCTGATGAACGAGCAGTGTCTAGGGAGAACCCTATTCAAGAGCTTAGGCAAGTTGCACGGTCAGTAGCCAACGCCGATGAAGAGGGTTTTGACTTAGCAGAAGAAGCTAAAGAAGGGTTTTTAAACTCAATTTTTAATCATGCGCTCGTATACGCGGGCGGTGCGTCCCCAAACAATATTGAAACAGGTTTGCCGCCTTTTAATGTAAACAAGTTCTCCGACTATTTAAGAAAGCCAATAGTCCCTGGAAGAAGAGAATCTGTTTTAGACATCCTAAGACAAGAAAACTTGATAGACGAAACGCACTTTGCGCGTATAAATCAAGTTCTTATAGAGATGGACAACATTCAAAAAGCAATGTCTCCGCAAAGGGCTGCGGAGTTAGGTGAGGTTATTCCAGCAGGGTTGTCTAATCAGGCACAAGAGATGATAGGGCAGGCTGCGGTAAGGGGCCTCGGTGCGGGCGTGGCGTCAAATTTTTACGGTTTTTTGAACAAAGCCGGCATATTTGGTGGTTCTGGTTCACTGGTTGCAGCCGGGTTAGGTGCTAATTTAGCGGACCGGGTCGTTTCCGAAAACCCGGCATTGCTTGCTCAAACTTTAATGACTCAAATGTTGAAAGAACCTGATTTAATGGCTTTTGCTTTAGAAAGAGCCAGGAAAGAAGGGCCCAAACCTCCGCCGCCTATTCGTGATCTGAGAAAGTTGTACAGTTTCTTGTACAGTGGAGCACTGATCCCAGCAGGCACTGAGTTTCGAGAGTTCGCAAGAAACATTTACGGGAGAGACATACCTGAAACCGCGTCTGAGCGGCAGGAAAGAGAGCGGCAGGAAGCTCGTGACCAGCGCCAGGAGGCTACGCCCCCGCCACAAGTCAGTGCGCCACAGCCAGTCGCACCACCTCCGGTGGCTCAGGCTCCAATGCCAATGCCCCAAGCACCAGCACCCACGGCTCCCGCGTCACCGGCCAGTCGTCAGCAGTTTGCTGCGGCATTTCCGTTTGACGTCACCAGCGACGTGATTCGATCACAGGGTATTGGCTCTCTAGGCAGAACTGGTTAACGCAACCATTCCTTGGGGTCTTCTCCGAGTACCGTGCTGGCAAGATTTATCTTGTTACGCAGGGCTCGGAGGATCACTTCATCTATAGTGTCAGGCGACACCAGGTCCACATAAGTCACAGACTTCTCCTGGCCAATGCGGTGAGCCCGGTCCTCAGACTGTAGCCGTATCTCCAGATCATAGCTGTTTGAGTAGTAAACCATCGTGTTGGCAGCGGTCAAAGTGATGCCGTAGCCCCCAGTTCTGGGCTGCCCGACAAAGAAACGCAACGGCGAATCAGGGTCCTGGAACCGCTCGACAATGGCCTGACGCTCGTCCTGGGGCGTTTCACCGTAGTAAATCGCCACAGAATCCTCGCCATACACCTTGGTCAGAGCCTCCTGTATGTTCAGAATGTCCTGTGTAAATGTGGCCCAGATTATGGCCTTTTCGCGCACTTCTTCGACCACGGCCAACAGCTCAGTCATTCTGTTGTTCTTGATGTCCTGTATCTCACCGTCGTCAGTGCGTAACGAGCCACAGGCTATCTGCTGCAAGCGCATTAGCTGAGTCAGGACGCTCTGTGTGGTGGCCAACTCCCCGGACTCTACCTGAGCCAGGGCCATTTCCTTCATCTGGTTGTAGACTTTCTTTTGCTCTGTGGTCAGCGGCACCTCGCGCTGTGTGTACACCTTGTCAGGCAGGTCGAGGCATTCGCTCTTCAGGACACGTGTGGAGAACCCGTCCAGTTTCTTGGTCAATTCGTCCAGTTTCCGGTATCCAACAATATGCTGAAAGCTGCGATGGCCCATAGAACGGCGCTGTATGACGGCGTAACGGCCCTGAAAACTGTAGAAACTCTTGAATCCCAGAGCGTCGCTGTGCAGAAAATCGCACTGGCTGTACAAATCCATAGGACTTTTCGTGATCGGACTGCCTGTCAGTATGCGACGGTATTTTGACACAGTCGCCAAAGCTACGACGTTTTTGGTCCGGCTGGCCTGACGATTCTTGATAGTCGTGGACTCATCAATCAGGCAAAAGTTGTTGGGATTGCGTTGTAGAAACCGGTACGCGCTCTGCGCTCCCTTCTTCGTGGACAACGCTTCAACGTTCATGACCAGGATGTGCAGCGCCTTGGAGTCGCCGCGTATCGCTACGTCTTTGATTTCGTTAGTAAATTTCTGCGTCCAGTTGGGCTGCCAGCGGACAATGCGGTATTCAATGTCATCAGGCAAATGCGTGGGAACTTCTTTGCGGACCCAGTTGTCAAATACACCTTTAGGGGCAATCAAAAGCGCGGTGTCTATTTCACCGGCCTGGTACAGGGCCCCCATCGTATCAATGGCGATCTTTGATTTCCCTGTACCCATCTCAAGAAAGAGGGCATAATATTCGGCCCTCCAAGATTTATCCCAAATCTCGTACTGGTGCTGGTACGGCTCTGTTTTAAATGTGTAACTCATAGTTGCATATGCAAGTTTATAGCATTATCATGTGTCCCTCAAGTGTCCAAACGACACTTTAACCACGAGGATGACTATATGAATGATCTATTTGCTGAGATGGAGGCCGATCAAGCCGAGACCTCCGAGCTACACAGCATCAACACAGACGGCTTGAAGACCGTAGCAGAGATGGCACGTGCCGTCGAAGCGCAATCCACATTAGTTGCCAGTCTCGAAGACCGCATCAAAGAGGAGAAGCAGAAGCTCCTCAAGCTGACGGACGAGGACCTCCCGGCACTACTTCATGAGATCGGGCTCGCCAAGTTCGAATTAGAAGACGGCAGCAAGATCGAACTAAAGCCAACCTACGGGGCTCACATCAAGGTAGACAACCGAGATGCAGCTTTCGGCTGGCTTCGAGACAATGGGTTTGATGACATCATCAAGAACACTGTCGCTTGTGTATTCGGACGCGGTGAAGACAAGAAGGCTGAGACCTTTATAAAGGTCGCGCATGACGCTGGCGTCCCGGCGACACAAAAAGAAGAAGTTCACCCAAGCACACTCAAGGCTTTTGTCAAAGAGCGTGTTGAGAACGGTGAAGAATTTCCAATGGATTTGTTTGGCGCTTATGTGGGCCAACGTGCAACGATTAAGAAAGGTGCAAAATAATGAGTAAGTCAGTAGCAGAAAAGAAAGAAACTAATGTCGTGGCGTTTGATGCGTCTGTGTTTGAAGAAGATGCCGGTGTCGGCCTTGGCCAACTCGGTCAAGAAGATGTGGCACTGCCGTTCCTCAAGGTGCTGTCCCGTCAGGACCCAATCCTTGACGACCTGGACGATGCCAAAGCTGGCGACATCTACAACACTGTGACCGGTCAGGTCTGGAAAGGCAAAGAAGGCATCAACGTTGTGCCCTGTGTCTACCAGCGACGTTACATTGAATGGGCTCCACGTGGCACTGGCACTGGCGCACCAATCAACATCTTCACGCCTGACGACCAACGGCCCAAGACTGAGCGCAGCTCAGAGGATAACCGCGAATACGTGGTTGACGGGCAGGGCTCGTACCTTGAAGAAACCCATCAGCACTTTGTCGTCATAGTTGGAGACGACGGTTCGATGGAGACTGCGCTGCTTGCAATGAAGTCAACGCAGCTCAAGAAGTCACGCAAGTGGAACTCTATGGTTCAGTCCCGCACCATGCAGGGCAAGAACGGTATGTTCACACCACCGCGTTTCTCGCACGTGTACAGCCTCAAGACAGTGTCTGAGGAAAACTCTAAAGGATCATGGCACGGCTGGGAAATCAGCCTCAACGGTCCTGTAGAGGACGCTAACATCTACCAGTCAGCCAAGGCGTTCGCCACGTCTATCCTGGCTGGTGAGGTCAACGTCAAGCATCAGGATGAGTCGGCAGACGTCAACACTGATGACATTCCGTTCTAATCAAGGGGGCCTCGTGCCCCCTTTTCCCCGGACAACAATATGGACAACGCGAAGAAATTCGCGGGGATTTTTGACGGATTGCAGTGTGCCTACGGCACTTATCGGATTGATAGAAAAAATCAAAACGGGAAGAACACTGGCAAAGCGCAGGTAATCAAATCTCCGCGCACAGATGATTTGTGGGAAGGCCACCTTAGTGGCCAGGGCGATGCGATAGGCATCATACCTATTAATGAAGATAACAACTGCAAGTGGGGTTGTATCGACATTGATACATACCCGCTTGATCTGACGGAACTGATTCAAAAGATACGGCGGATGAAGCTGCCGTTAGTGGTGTGTCGCTCCAAATCAGGAGGGGCTCACTGCTTCCTATTTACTACCGACTGGGTGCCCGCTAAGGACATGCAAGAAACCTTGCAGACCGTGGCGGCAGGACTCGGCTACGGTACGAGCGAGATATTCCCCAAGCAGAAGAGCCTGAACCTCGACAGAGGTGACGTGGGTAACTTCTTGAACATGCCCTACTACGATGCCGAGGATGGCCTACGGTATGTCATCAAAGACGATGGGCAGTCCGGGACACTCGAAGAGTTCTTCACGCTTCACGGAACATATGCTCAGACCAAAGAGCAGTTGTTAGCACTCACTATCGTTGAAGAGCAGAACATCATTGTCAAAGACGGTCCGCCGTGTTTGCAAACTCTGTGTCAGCAAAAGATATCAGAGGGCGGTAGAAACAATGGTCTATTCAATGTGGGCGTTTACTTACGCAAGGCATACCCGGATAGTTGGGAATCGGAGATCATGGTGTATAATGCACGTTACTTCGATCCACCCCTCCCCCTACCGGAAGTCACTCTTGTAGCAAAACAGCTACAAAAGAAAGACTACGCCTATAAGTGTAAAGACGCCCCGATCTGCGACTATTGTAATGCCGAGGTTTGCAAGACCAGGAAGTACGGTATTGATAGCGCAGTATCGGGTGCGACCATAGCCAACCTGCGTAAGTACAACTCAACGCCTCCGGTATGGTTCATGGATGTGAACGGTCACCCACTTGAACTAGACACTGAAGCTCTGATGAATCAAGGCGCATTCCAACGTGCCTGCGTGGAGCAGCTAAACTTTATGCCGCACTCGGTAAAGAAAGACATGTGGGAGGGTCGCATCAACGGGCTGCTCTCTGAAATGTCCGAGACTGACGGGGCCATCGTCGAGGTGTCACAGGACGCCAGTATCACGGGCCAGTTCTACGATTTACTGGAAGAGTTTTGTACTGCTATGCAGAACGCGGAGAACAGGGATGAAATCCTGCTGCGCCGCCCATATACAGACGAGGAAGAAGGCCGCACGTTCTTTCGACTGAAAGACTTCATGGCCTACCTGACAAAGAATAAGTTCTTTGACTTCAAGTCACATAAGGTAGCGCAACGCCTTCGGGATATAGATGGCAATTCGCTTGTCATAAAGATAAACGGCAAAGCTGTGCGCGTATGGAGTATACCTATGTTTCAGACTTACACGTCCGGTGCTAAGACACCTGACCTGGTGTCGAAAGAAATGGACTCACCGTTCTAATGTTTCGCATCTTTGGACCTCCGGGCACAGGGAAGACCACCAAGCTACTGAATATGGTGGATCAGGCGTTGGAGAGTGGCATACACCCAAGCCAGATAGCCTTCCTTGCGTTTACCCGTAAGGCCGCTAACGAGGCCAAGGAACGTGCAGCAGAGCGGTTTCAGCTTAATGCCGAGACCGACCTGTACTACTTCAGGACGCTGCACAGTCTTGCCTACCGCCTGCTGAACATCAAAGAGAAGGACCTGATGCAGGCAAAGCATTACAAGGAGCTGGGCGCAATGATTGGCTTCCAGCTTAATCAGGTGAAGACCGCGGACATCGAGGACGGCAAGTCAGGCATCAGCGAACACCCGATACTGTCCATCATCAACCTGTCGCGGCTCAAGAAGATATCGCTCAAAGAGCAATACAATAAGTCCAACATCCGAAGCACTTGGCATGAAGTCGAGTACGTGGCCACGGCCTACGATGACTACAAGGAAACCAACCATCTGGTGGACTACACGGACATGCTCGCGCTGTTCGTAGAGAATTATCAGGCTATCTGCCCTTCGTTCAAGCTGTGCTTTCTGGATGAGGCTCAGGACCTGTCACCACTGCAATGGGACATAGCTCATGCGCTCGACGAAAAATCAGAGAAAATGTACTGCGCCGGAGACGACGATCAGGCTATCTATCGATGGGCAGGTGCAGACGTTGATCACTTCATCAACCTTCCAGGCGGAAGTGAAGTTCTCGAACAGTCCTACAGAATCCCGCGGAAAGTACACAACGTCGCAGAAGGCATCGCCAAGCGAATCGTTCACCGTTTCCCCAAGGCGTACAAGCCTAAGCGTGACATTGGCGAAGTCCTGATCATATCGGACATACGCACGTTAGACCTGTCTGAGGGGTCCTGGCTCATTATGGCTCAGGCCAACTATATGCTGGGCCCCGTGGCTGAATTGCTCAAGTCCGGGGGCTACTTGTTTGAGCGCAACGGCGCTCGATCCATATCCGAAAAGTTATCCACAGCCGTCAACTCATGGGAACGGCTGCGTAAAGGTGCCGCAATCTACCGCTCGTCTGCCAAGGCCGTATACAGCTACATGGCAGGCAATGGAGAAAAGATTGCGCGAGGCAAGAAGACCATCACTGGTGATTCTGGAGACCTCCTGACATACGACAAACTGGTGGAAGACCACGGGCTGCTTGCGTCCAAGGATGAACCTTGGTTTGAAGCTCTGAACAAAATCCCACCAACGGAACGAATATACATCACGGCTCTACTGCGGCGCGGCGAAAAGTTTAACGCCATACCTCGCATCCGATTGTCCACGATCCACGGGACAAAAGGCGGAGAAGCAGAGAACGTGGTGTTATTCACCGACCTTACGCAGGCAGCCCTGGACACCGCAGGCGATGATTTGCACAGGGTGTTCTACGTGGGGGTTACACGAGCAATGTCTAACCTCTTTATTGTCGAACCAGAAGATTACCAAAGGGCCTATTCCATATGAAAAAGGATGAATTTGACCCGCTTTACTACAATGTCTGCCCTAAGTGTGGGCTTACAGCCACCTCGGTTACTGACACTGAAGCCAACGTCCGTAAGGGTTGGTACTGCGAACACTGCACACATTTCAATCCGGCCATAGGCAGAGAAACCATTTGGAGAAACACCAATGGCGAATAACAAACTGCAAATGGCGATGTTTCCGCCAAAGTCCGACTGGGTTCCCCCAGAGCATCCGTTCCCTGATGCCATACTGGACGCCAAAGAAATTGCCATAGACGTCGAAACCCGCGACCCAGACATCAAGTCCAACGGTCCTGGCTGGCCAACCGGCAACGGTGAGGTGGTGGGATACGCCATTGCGGTCCCTGGCTGGAAAGGCTACTTCCCTGTGGGTCACCTCGGCGGTGGCAACATGGATCAGCGACAGATCAACAAATACCTACAGAAGGTGTTCAACACTCCCGCAGACAAGATCATGCACAACGCCCAGTACGATCTGGGGTGGATCAAGTCTATGGGCTTTGAGATCAAAGGCCGCGTCATCGACACCATGCTGACCGCCTCCCTCCTGGACGAGAACCGATTCAGCTACAGCCTCAACGCGCTGTGCTACGACTACCTCAACAAGACCAAGTCAGAGAAAGTCCTGACTCAGGCTGCCGTGGAGTTCGGGCTCGATCCTAAGGGCGAGATGTGGAAGCTGCCCAGCCAGTTCGTGGGTCCATACGCAGAGGTCGATGCGGAGATCACCCTGGAGCTGTGGAACCACTTCAAGACGCTGCTCAATAAAGAAGAGTTATGGCAAATCTGGGAGCTTGAGACCGCGCTGCTGCCGTGCCTTGTAGACATGACCATGCGGGGCATACGGTTTGACGTTGACCGCGCTGAACGGACCAAGCAGGAGCTTATGAAGCGCGAGAAGGCCATGCGTAAGCGCATCAAGGAACTCGCCGGAACCGACGTGGAAATCTGGGCCGCAGCCTCCATAGCCAAGGCATTCGATAAGGTGGGGCTCTCCTATCCGCGCACGGACAAGGGCTCTCCGAGCTTCACCAAAGCATTCCTGAACGACCACGACCATGAACTGGCGCAGAGCATCGTCAAGGCCCGCAACCTGAACAAGACCCAGGGCGGCTTTATCGACGGGCTACTGAAACACGTCAACAAGGACGGGCGCGTACACAGCCACATCAATCAGGTGCGCTCAGACGACGGGGGAACCGTCTCAGGCCGCATCTCAATGAACAACCCTAACATGCAACAAATCCCGGCCCGCGACCCAGAGCTTGGTCCGATGATCCGGCAGTTGTTTCTCCCTGAAGAAGGGGAGCAGTGGGCGGCTATAGACTTCTCGCAGCAGGAACCACGCATCCTAACCCATTACGCCAAGGTCTTTGGGGACTACCGCAAGATGCCTATGGAAGGCGTCGAGGAGTTTGTCAAAGGCTACACCGAAGACCCAGACATGGACTTCCACACTATGGTGGCAGAGATGGCTGACATCCCACGCAAACAGGCAAAGGTGATCAACCTCGCCATGATGTACGGCATGGGTGCAGGCAAACTGGCCGATCAACTGGGGATCGATCTGGACGAGGCTAAGGCGCTCACCAAGGTCTACCACGCCAGAGTTCCGTTCGTTAAGAGCCTGACCCAAGGGGTGCAGAAACACGTCGAAAGCGCCAAGTCTAGTGGCACCATACGCAGCCTCAAGGGGCGCAAGTGCCGCTTCGATCTGTGGGAGCCCGATACGTTTGAGATGAGCAAGGCCATGCCCTACGAAGAAGCAGTCAACCACTACGGCCCAACGACTCGGCTCAAGAGGGCCTACACCTACAAGGCCGTGAACCGGTTGATCCAGGCATCCGCCGCGGATATGACGAAAAAAGCGATGGTGGACATCTACGAGTCAGGGACCACGCCCCTGCTACAGGTGCATGACGAGCTGGCCTTCAGCGTAGCGTCTGTCGAGCAGGCCAAGCAGTTGGCGGAGATGATGGAGAACGCCCTACCGCTCGCGGTTCCAAGCAAATGCGATATAGAAATTGGACCGAATTGGGGTGAATTTTCTGAAGTTAAGCGGTAAAATATACAACATTCTTATACAGGAGAGTGAAAGTGGACACAAACAAATGGAAATCCGTGCTATTGCCACGTGAGGTCTATGATCAGCTATTTGTGGTATCGAAGGTGGAAGGCCGCACATTGTCCGGGCAGCTCCGAATAATCTTCGAGTCCTGGATTGCAGAGAACCTGAGCCAGAAAGACCGCGAGTATTTGAGTGACCAGGTCGAGCAGAAGCGGATCGACGAAGGTCGCCCACGGCCCGAATTCAGAGCATGAGGTTTACTGTTGAGTTTGATTCCCTGGAAGACATCCAGGAGCTAGAGTCAAAGCTCGCCAAGCTAGATGATCTGATAGACGCTGTGGAAGACCTTCGACAGCTTAATGAAGAACTTCGGAGAATGGTGGTAGATCAACTGCGAAGTAAGCTTGAAGAAGAGGATTATCCACCAGAATAGTTTCAAAGCATTCCGGGCAGATAAGCAACGCTATATCTGCCTTTTTGCCTTCAGCGTGGTATTCCACCTCAATACTGAATTCGTCAGCGCAACGGCTGCACTCAAATGTTTTAACTTCTGACACGACGGTCTCGGTATATCCAATCCCTAACCGTATCAACGGGTACTTGGTACGCATCGGCTATCCACTTAATGCTTCGCTTCTCTTCATTGCGAGCATGGCGCACAGCCTGAACGGTGTCAAAGTCGTATTTCTTCTCAGCCATTGTCAGTCTCCAAATCGGCTAGTATCGGTCTTCGGCCATTTCTCGCTCTCGCCAATACCCTGCATTGTCGAGTTGTTCATAAGCTTGCGAGCCATAGGCCGGATCAATTTCGTAAAAGTTAGCTTCAAAGTCGAATTGGGATACACCCTTCAGCTTGTATGTTTCACAAACGTCCTGGCATTCCTGGTCGTCAGACCAACACTTTGAGGAGGCCCATTGTCTGCCGTCAGGCGACATAGCCACCACAAAATATCGTATGTCTGTCTGCGGCTCTCCGCACTCGACATCAAAGCCCGCTTGATACAGTTCGTCTCTTGTTCCAAATATTAAGTTTTTCATTTATTCGATTATACAGGAGTTTTTTGTGTAAAACAATTTGACTATGCATTTTTATGTGCATATTATGTGTATCTCTACATAGGAGGGCACATGTCATACAAGCACAACCTAACGCTCACCACAGAGCAAGTGAATCTAATCCTGCGATTCGCACAGAGCGCAGCCATAGACCTGGACTACGACCTTGAAAATCAAAACCTCTCTGAACCCACGGCACATGCCACGTCCAGAGCGAGAGACGTTATTCAAGCCTTAGTAAATGAATGTAAACAAACCCTGGAGGACCCCAGTAATGCAGGACATACCTGATAACCCCATGCGCGTAGGCGATGAAGACTACGGGAAGTCTACCCCACGTTATGAAATCGACGAGGACCGAGCCTACGAGGATCACTGCCTCGAACTTATGGCGCAAGATCGACGCAAGATTGCCGAAATATTAAAGGAGCACATATTTTCCACAGAGGAACTTCTCAACAAGCTGACCGATTACGCTTGGGAAGTCAGGAGGCATCCAGACCGATGAGCAACGACATAAAATTCGAAAAATTCATGAAAGACGGGAAGGCTATTGAAAATGCAGTTATGGAGATTCTTAAAAAAGATTTTGCAGAGGTTGAGTCAGGCACCGTCCTGGCAGCGTTACTGCACGTGACCGGAGCTCTCGCCGAGGAAGTCGAACTGCCGCAAGTCATCTGGCAGCAAATGACCTCGTCAATGGGCAGCGACCTCCCAGACATCACCGAAGAAGACAAGAGGAGGCTGCACTAATGGAAGTCGTCATAATCGGAGCCATAGTCTCATGGTTGGTCGTATGTCATACTTCAGCATGAGCTATCTGGCCATATTTAACCGAACCAAAGTCCCCTCGGGAGAGGGTACCTGCCGACACTGCGGGAAGGGCTTTGTCAAAACCTCCCCCGCCAACGGATCGTATTGCTCCAAACAATGCGCCGATATGCGTTTTAAGGACGAGACCACGCTACGCAAGTCCGTATGCGCCGACATGCGCGAGTACCGCATCATGAAGCAGAACAACAAAGGCTTCGAGGCGTGGCTCAAGGTCCACGGCTCATGAGGTGCCCCTCACTGACCACGGCCCGCGGGACCTATCCTGGCATGAGCAAAGGGCGCTATGCGTCCTACAAGCGAGGTTGGGAAGCCGCAGATAAACGTTTGACACCTACCAAAGGCAGGCGTAGAGTGAAAAGGCTAGTTTGATTCCTTGAGTTTCATTTTTCTTCATTCCTATCCCCGGACTTGTTCCGGGGTTTTTTTTGCTTATAATATTGTCTCATGTCATTCAGCGAAGACAATCTGGACACGGCGTGTACCTACTCAGAGAACGCCTACAACGACAATATCGTCGGTGCCACCAAAATCGAGTGTGAGAGGACGTCTACGACGGCTTTCGTCCACCGGACCCCGCACCTCGACATTGTGGTGTTCCGCGGCACACAGCAGCTCAGAGACTGGATGTACAACGTTCTCAGCTTCCCCCGACCCTACAAAGGCAGACTCTGCCACGCGGGTTTCGTCAGGGCTCATCGCTCAGTTTGGCCGGATATCAGAAAACTCCTGGACCCGGCTAAAAAGCTGTTGATTTGTGGGCACAGCTTGGGCGGGGCCCTGGCGGAACTCTCCGCCTGGTCCTGCAAAGAATTCCAGGACGTCCACCTCATCACGATGGGCAAGCCAAATGTGTTCTTCCGGCCCGCCTACCACGGCAAAATGCCTTGGGCGAAGACGCAACTCTCCGTGGTCTGCGGCTCTGACGCCGTCCCCCGAGTGCCGAGATTCTTCTTCGGCCCCGACGGTGGGCAAACCCAACTCTACTTCGACAACACAGAGAAGAAGGCCCACTTCAATCCCACCAAGGATTTCAAACGCGCCGACTGGCATGCGTCAGATTCGGTGTCCGATCACTTCATGGATTCCTACCGTGAGTGCATCGAGGCTTTTGATAAGAAAAGACTGAATTTCCCCCTGGACCACCTGAAATTTTAGCCCAAACCCTGAAAGCCCCGAAAATAAAGGGCTTGACAGTACACATAAACTATGATACTATGCATTTGGAAGCTGACAAAAAGATCGGCTCCAGTTCTTTAACATTTAAATAGGAATACTTACATGCAAGTAATCAAAATTACTGCCGTCGAACACGAGGGCAACCCAGACTTCTTCACGGCCATCGTCATCCAGACGTCCGAAAAGCAAACAGTGGACTACGGGCACTTCGGCTCAACCAAGTACACTTGGCAGAGCAACGGGATCGGGGTCAACTGCATACACATCACGAACCACGACCACAACATCCACGAGTACCATATCCATGACCCGAACTTCTGGAAGTACTTCAAGCGGATCAGTGAGGACAACGATCTGATCAAGGAATGGTTCGATGTTCCCGACACAGACGAGGAGTTCATCAAGTTCGACTTCGAGGCGTATACCAAGATGGAAAATCCACGGGCGGAACAAAAATCTAACGATTTCTAACGCCAGCGGGCGGTGCGTAGGGGTTTTCTACGGTTTGATTTTCCCCAACAACACCCGCAGCTTGAGCCGAATGGCGATTCCCGCGGTGATCAAGCCGGCTGACCCACGATACGGGTCTTTTCTTTTGGAGAACTCAATGAATGAAATACTAGACTGGTGCGACGAACACTGGGCCAAGGTCAAATGCTCTATCGGAATGCACGACTGGTTGGTGTTCGTGAACCACGGCTCACGGGCCAGGATATGCAAACAGTGCAGCGCCAAAGAAAAGGAGATTGTGATCCTCACATGGATCGAGGACACATGGTAACGTTACAAAAAACACTTTCCCTTTATATATAGAGCCAGAAATAAAAAAAATAATTTTTTATTTAAAATGCCGTAACCGGCGTAACCGTGTAACTCGGCTCTGGAGGGCCCGTATTTACTGAGTTGAGTGGTTACACTGCGGTTACAAAGGTTACAGAGACAGAACTTAGGTCAAAAACTCGTTAAGGGGGGTCTAAGTTTTTTTTTATTTTTTTTATTTTTCTGGCTATATATACTACTGCGGCATGAAGAGCGCAGCCTTAGCTAAACCAAAATACCGTGATCTTGACAAGAAGCCTGCCAAGCCAGGACGCCCCAAGGTCACTCCCGATTCCCCACTTACTCGCAAGCAAGAGCTTTTTGTCAAAGAACTGGTGTCGAAAGATGGCCAGATAACTTTGAGAGAAGCCGCCGTGAACGCGGGCTATCCTGAATCCTCTGCTCACACCAGAGCCTACGAGATGACCAACCCGGCTATTTGTCCGCATGTGGTCAAAGCAATAAATCAATACCGTGCTGAATTAGACCGCAAGTACGGCATAGACTTTAGCCGGCACCTGCGTGACCTACAGAAGATTCGAGATGCTGCTTTTGCTGACAAAAACTACTCCGCAGCCGTCATGGCTGAGTATCGTCGAGGTCAGGCTCATGGCAATATCTACATCAATAAGTCTGAAATCAGGCATGGAACGATAGACAGCATGTCAAAAGAAGAGGTTTTGAAAGCAATTGCAGAACTTAGAGGTACCGTGGGAAGAACCATCGAAGCAGAAGCGGAAGACGCCGATTACGAGGAGATCGACAGAGAGCCAGTTCTGGTCGAGCATGAAACGTCAAATAGCGAAGCAGATGCCAAGATGGAAAGTAACACGGCTTGAGAGTTGGGCGTCGCAAGGGGTTCCAGACGTCATGGTCTTGGACTCCAAAGCTCGATTTCAACTAATCGAACTGAAGAACACCACCTCCAACAAAGTAACAATTAGTCCCCATCAGGTAAGTTTTCTTACCACACATGCGGATGCTCCTGTCTGGTTGGTCGTCCGTCGGATGCGGGCGGAAGGCACAGACTATTTCCTGTTCTCTGGCGATCAGGCCGAGGACGTCAAGAAACACGGGCTCGAAGCGGTTGAGCCTGTAGTCCAATCCGGCACGATCAATGCTCTCATAGAGCATATTGACTCCTACTAGATAGCCCCATATAATAATGTCTCATATCTAGGAGGCATGATGTTCATATTTTATTTACTTGAGAAATGGATCAGGGGTCCAGGAACGAAAGAAACTATTCGCCGATTAAAGGAAAAGGAAGAGAGGAGACGCAGAAATGACAATAGAAGAATTGATTAACCAACTACATGAAGCCATTGAAAACGGCTTCCCCGCTGACACTGTCTTGTCGATAGATAACGTAAACGATGACGGTCTAGAGAAGTCAACCTTTCATATTGACCTCGACCCCAGTGCTAGTGACCCTGACCCTAAAAACTGGAAGATGGCTATCAATGCCTATCAGGACACAGATCAATTGATTGAAGTTAGTGAATTCACCCTTCCAGAACATGATGACAATATTTTGAACTACTGCTCAGACGCTATTGTTTATTCTGAGGCAATAGATGCCGATCCGATTGGCAGTAAGCTCCCTCACCATGACGAATGGTGCGGCCAATATGAGTGGAGAGAACAGTGCGCCATGATGGCGATGGACTTTCATGAATTGGTTGACGCAAAGTTCGACGATTGGCACGACTTTGTTGAATGTGCAAAGCGGTATTTCAATGATGGTAAAACCATCATGTCGGCCTTTGAAACATGGGACTGGTTTCTATGCCCCGCCATAGTGGGAAGGGTTCTGGAGCGGTGGAAAAAAGAAAATAATCAAAACATTTATCGGATCAGGGAATACCATGCTCGGGTTTTACAGGAAATTTTTAAGGCTTGACGTACACATAAACATTCTATACATTCGCCTCAAATTGACCGTATAACGGGGAAACGATGATGGAAAGAAGTGAAAAAGAATTAAGACCGTATGCAGAGTATTTGTTGAAAATTCTGGAGTACTGGAGTTGGGACGTTGGGGTAAGTGGCACTCTCGACATTCGTTCTGATTTTAAAACTCAGGAAAAATTGGACAGCTATATAAAAACGTTGAAAAAACAACTGGACGAAAACCGGCTAGACGTAATGAAGGATCGCGTCGGGGCTTTAGAGTTTGGTGAAGAGGTTTTCAGGGACGGCCTAGTGGATACAGAGGATGGCGTGTACTTAGCCTCTGTAATGCGTGAGGCGCGTATACGGCTCGAGGCTGAAATTTCTGAATTCGGATAGGGGTTTGAGATGGCTTTTTATGACGAAAAAACCGAAACATTGGTTATTAAATGGAATGTCGAGGATGTTCAAAGCGTCCGACCTGACCTGAATAATGAGCAAGCGAATGATGTCCTTTATGTTTTGGCCGAGAATTTCGACGCAAATATTGGGGTCGATTGGGATGTAATTACAATGACAGCGGAACAACTGTTCCCTGAGGATAGTTGACGCCCACATAAACATTCTATATATTTGCCTTAAATCCACCATAAAACGGGAATCAAAAATGAAACTATTGGACACCAGTGGCGGCAACACAAAGCTACGCAAAAATAACCGCGATAAAGCTATACGGGTCGCGGGTTTATCCTTAAAACCGAATGATTCGCTTTGTCCTATGCGTAAAACCGCGGAATGCGAATTGCCTTGCCTTGAGGCTGCGGGCCGTGGCGGTATGTCTAACGTGAGTGAGGGGCGACAGCGTAAAACCGATTTCTACATGCAAGACCGCGCCGGCTTTCTGGAATTGCTCTATAACGAATTGCACAATTTTCAAAAGCTATGCGAGCGTAATAACGTCGAGCCATATGTGCGGCTAAATGTGCTTTCGGATATTCAATACGAATTAGAAGCCAATGGCGCAATACCTCAGAATTTCCCGAAATTGAATCTGTTTGATTACACCAAAATAGCTAAAAGACTTGATCGGGTTCCTGATAACTATCAGCTAATGTTCAGCTATTCCAATGCGGAACGATATCGACCCCAGGTCGAAACAGCATTGAATACAGATCGACCGATTTCAGCAGTATTTCATGGCGGTATGCCTAAAACGTTTTTAGGTCGGCCAGTGGTCAATGGTGACAATAGCGACATTATCAACCTTCAGCAGCGCGGCAAAATAGTCGGCCTGAAATACAAGCCACCGCGCGGTAGGCAGATTGATCCATTGCACTCAAGTTTCGTAATTGACGCCAACAGAATACCGGCCTTTTCTTTGGGTTGACGTACACATAAAAAACACATATATTCCAATCTCAACTAACCAAAACGGGAATTAAACGATGGATATATATTGCAGACACTGCGGGGAACCATGGGAAATTGAGACCTTGCACGATTTCGAAGATACCTTTCAGCAGCGGGCGAAACTATTTGCAAGGCTAGGGTGCAATGCACTATATGACGATGGCGACCGGACTGACCCATGTAACCGGCCAGTGGTCGACCCTAAACGCGCGGCGATTAGCGGACAGTTACAGGATTTTTCGGACTTTCCGGATGAGTGGTCGCCTGAAGACTATTTAATGATGGCGGGGGAATTCTAAATGACAGCTTTCGAAGCGGTACAGATAGCAGAGGGTTTAGACGATACGGCGCAACCGGATGATGTAATTGACGCTTGGCAGTATCTGCACGATACCGGCCTTGCCTATCAATTGCAGGGCTTTTTCGGTCGCAATTGCGCGGCATTACTTGAGGCAGGAATTATTCATGATTGAAACAATAGAATGGTTTTGGGGCGAGGCCTTTTCTAAATTTGGATTTAACGACGGCGACGGCCTTAATTTTACCGATAAAGTGGCCGGCGTTATTGAGGCTTTGGGATATGAAACCAACTGCGACACTTGGGGGATTCACAATTATATGATCATGGATATCATTAAAGACGGGGAGAGCATATATCCTGAAAGCGTCAGAGTCGGTTATACCAACCCTGCATTCTACCTACCGCCCGACATCATCGCGGAGTTAAACGATCATTTCGGGCCGGATGAGTCGCTGTGGTAATTAACAGTGAAACAAGCGCCCCTCGGCCCGCCCCTGTCAAGCGAAACTTTTTGACCCGTGGGCCGTGGGGGTCGGGGGTTGACACATATGCAACGGATATGTGTACAATAGCCCCTCAACCAAAACGGGAGTCGAAACAATGACTGAGAAAAAATGCATTATCTGTGATCAATCGCTCGCGGCCAACGCGAGCGCGGGCAACCGAGCCATTGAATGGTTCGATGGCAATAACCCGTGGCCTTTGGGCGGCGGGGAATTTGGCGACACTGGTCGCGCCTGCGACCTGTGCAATGATGAGCTAGTATTGCCGGCGCGGCTGCGCGGCATGGGGGTGACAGCGTGAAACTGTTTACAAAAGAAATCGAAAAGGCGCTCGCGGCTAACGCGAGCGCGGACGAATCCACGCGCCGACCGGTCGTTAAATTATTTGGGGGCGGGGCGTGTACTTGGCTGATCTCGGAGCGGATCGATGATGATACGCTTTTTGGCCTTTG